CTCATATTTGACTAGATCTTTGTCGATGAGGCCATATGGGGATCTAAATGTGTTAAGAAGATTAAACCATTTTACTGGTAAAAGCTCTTTAACTAACGATTTTGATATCGTATCCGACGCACTGCTGTAATCAATAGTAGCCAAGTGTCCGAATTTACTGGACACCCTAGCTAACTTTTGATTATGCGTTTGATCATTTAGATTAACCCCACATCTAAGAAGCCGACGACGTATCATCGCGCCAATACCTTTTTGAAACCAGAGGTTTAATCCGGGTTCAACGGCTATGACGCGATCTGTCTTCGAGTTCTTAGGGACAGTCACGATCTTGTTCCCAATCACTGGATCGAATTTAACCGACCAGAGTGGATAAGCATGAGAGAACCAATGCTTGCAAAAATCGTGGGCATCTCTAGTTATTCCGTTTTCTAAACGGAACTTATTAGCGGAACTAGTATCCCTCTTGATTCCAAGAGTGACACCAGGGCCCCAATTCGACGAATCTACCAGTTCATCGCCACAGAAGTTCCCGAGAGTTTTTTCAATTTTTAAGATGGTTGCGTGATGCACCCATCCAATATCGTTACCATATTGGTGCGGATTTGAAAAACCTCGAGAATTTATCTCACGGCATAATACCTCACATTGCTTAAATTTATCAATAGCAACCTTCTTAAGATCAAAAGAGGTCTTAAGAAATTTGTTTTTTGATAAAAGACAAGTAGCAAGGTAAGAGTTAGAAAAATCAAAACACTTATTATAATGTTCTGGTTTACAGTCCAAGGAGACAAGCTGATCAAATTCTTTATAACGATAAAGGATAAGACAAGCAAGACTACGAGGACAATCTAACGATGTAAAGTATGATTCAATGACTCTGTCATTTAACGTGGTAGTGTTCGACATTTACCAATCCATTCATCTAAAGGTGAAGGAAATCAAAAAAGAACGTATTTACCCCAAGAGGGGTTTCTACATTGCTGATTCGATTTTCTGGACAGCAGCGAGTGTTACGGAATCCCCAATAGCAGCTTTAGCTGCAGCGAGGATATCTAAACGCTGATTTTCAGTAGCAACTTTCGGAAGAACAAATTCGAAAGATGCAATTAAGTCACCCACTTTCGTGGTAGTGGCAACTGAGTCCATGATTGGAATTACGACCTTACCCGTTACTCGATTAACAGCGGATCCATTCGACGCGCGTTTAACCAGTTGTGTGACGGAGCTTTGAGCATCATAAATGCTCTCAGGACCGACCCACAAGGCAACGCCCGTAGAATCGATACGGTTTGGGGCAAAAGCGACATCCGCAGCGGCGTGATCTTTCAACGTCCGGGTTGCAATAGCAGCCATTAAAGTACTCCTTAAAGGTTCTCTCTCAACGAAGTTGAGAAAGTAAAGCAATAGCATTAGCTATGTGCCCGGGACTGAAGCCGTCTTTGAATCGGGGTATAGGAATATCAGGTAAGATACCAGGGGTTTCCCGGTAACATACAATGTTATTCTTTCGCCAATAAATTTGGCCCCCGCTCCAATTCCAGCCATCAGTCGTAGGCCCGCCAACAGAACCTGAAAAGTGAATTTTTTCTGTAATCATTACTGTCTTACAGATAGATTCAACATTGAGGAATGCGAAGGCATCATAATTATTCAAAAAGTTACCGATAGGTAAGAACCAATCGACAACAAATGAATAAGGGATGACTTCCCACGTGACGGACGATAGGTTAGTCAAGCCTAACGTATTAAGGTCCTGAAAGGCACTATTGTTCACGGAAAAATGAACAGTCCATTTAACGACTATAGAAGTTTCTATAAAGACGTTACCATCGCAACAAACGTTGCTTCGGTCTTGAAATGGAATAGTTTGCCTAAAGGTCTGCTTCTGCATAGCGATTTCTTTGCAATATTTGCGATCTACTGATTTCGATGCTAAAAACTTAGCAGCGCCATCAATATCTTGCATTAAAGGCTTGATACCGTATTGCAGAAGCAACCAATCGTTAGAAACAGC